ACCACACCATTCGCATAATTCGGATATATACTCGGTGTTTTCTTTATCGTACTACTAGCCATAAGGAGTCACCCCCTTATCTAAACCACCTCTGACCTCCTTTCGGAGATTTGAGGGAGTACCCCCCCTACTAAATACAGTGTTCTCATAGGCTTATTCCTCCACTGTGCCGTTCCATACTTCGGCAAGTTCAATCCCACCACGAACATTGGTAACGATGCACTGAACATAGTCGGTGTTCTGATCGTGTCCGTATGCGTATGCTCCGAGATATGCGTGATAACTCTGCTTTACCGCATCAAGTGTGTCCTTGACTACGCATCCCTTCTCAACTGTGCCGTTGGTTCTCTTAATCTGTGTCAAAAAATACTTTTCCATGTCGTTATCCTCCTAAATTTATCTTGATTTCATAAGGTACAATGTAAGTGTGGTGCTACCGCTTATCGTGCCGGAAACGGAAACGCTCCCTGCTGATGTGGTAACTGTCCAATCTCCCGTCTGTGCGGATGGATTGCTTAATACGCTGTTTACGCACACCATATCAGACTCGATGTTTGCATCCGAAGCCGTCTGCGGAAGTGAAGAGAACGAAGCAATATCAACTACAAGCACTTCGCATTTTCCAACCGCCGTATTGGTGTTAGCTATCTGCGTGGTTATACTGTCGGAAGCTACGCAATTCGTATTAACTGTTATCGTACCGCCATTCGCTATGATTGCCGTTGCCGTGTAAAGTATTCCGTTAAGGATAAACTGTTCGCCTATCTCGTATCGCCTGGATGCCGTTGTGCTTGCTTCTACGGGTGCAATAACAGTATTATTTGCCTTTGCGTTGAGTGCGGTCTGTTGAGCCGAAGAAACGGGCTTATTGAGGTCGGATGTGTTGTCTACGTTTCCAAGTCCGACCGCCGTCTTATCAACTCCTGCAATAGCTTGGTCAACGTAAGTTTCTGTCGCATAACCGCTCACGTTATCCGCAAGGTTATACTGACTACCGTCTGGAAGCTGAATTTGGTCTAAATTTGCCATTATGGTGTACTCCTCTCTGTTATAGTCAATTTCGTTCCCGAAACTGTCATTTCGTACTGTTCGTCAAAAGTTGCACCGAATACTAATCGTGTACCGATAACGGATATTCCAAATGCGGCCAAAAGTTCAGCAACAACATCTTCGGCTTGCTCTGCGTAATATTTGGAATTTCGGGTATCTTCATCCTCTCTCGTACCCGTACCACCTTCAGCCCAACTCTGCGAAAGTGTCGAAAAGCCTTCCGAAGCATTTTTGTACTGTTCTGCACGATTTGCTTGCGTGGTAATGTCTGCGAGGTAGTTCGGTTGTAACTTCTCTGCCGTGATACCACCATTGGGAACCGCAAAAGATATTGTTCCATCTCCTGCGATTGTGTAGTGTACGGATGAGGTATTTGCAAACTCGTATTGTGTTATCAGAGCCGACAAATCAATGTATTTTACAGTTCCGTCTGTGAGAGTAAGAATTAACTTCTGATATGTAGGGCTTTCGGGGTTGTCGTCATAATCGAAGTTCGTTACAACTTTTTCCAGGTCGGTGTCAATCGAAATGGTTGTTCCATTCTGCCTTTCAAATACAAATGTTCCTGTTGCCGGAACAAACGTGACGTTTTTGATGTCAACAAGCAAGTCTGTCTGATTTGCCTTTGTTATGTCAAAATCAACAACTCTATCGTCGATTGTGTCGATCGTCGTTTCGAATCTATTTAATTGCAAAGCTATAATGGGCGAGGATATATTGGGATAATCGTGCCAATGGTCGTTATAGCTACTATCATGCGCTTTCTGCATTTCTCTCTCCCTTCTCTTCTATAGGAGTGTTCTGCATGGTTTCTTCGTAATTCTCACGAATTATCTCTTTATCGGCTTCTTTCTCGACAAGGCGAAGTACACTTAAAACGACATAGCGTTTTGCTTCTATCATTACCGGGGAAGTGTTTAATACCGATATAAGGTTTTCTTCGAGTTCTCGAATATCACGATTCCGCATCTTCATCCTCTCCGTTAAGGCTGTTTACATTTTTGATTACTGTGCCGTTGTTATCAGCCTCATAAGCAATCTCAAATCCGTTGTCCTCAAGTGCGTTTGCCATAAGTTCAAAGTCCTCTTTGTTGTTTGAATAGATATGTCCGAATACTTTTAACATTTTTCTTCTCCTTTATTTAGGTTTAAAGTTGTTTATAACCCATTGTTGAGTTGCTACCGTTGCGCCCGATTTAGTAAGATTTCCTTGGACACTCAAACCGCCCATTATTGCAACATTGCCAGAGAAACCACCACCCGCAAAACGAACCGCATTTGCCGTTAATACAGATATTCTTGCAATACTTGATTCCAAGTCATTAGCATTTAACTTACCCGACACCGCAAGATTAGTTGTTTGTAAGTCTTGAATAGTCGCATAAGTAACAGAAGCCGTTTGCGCATCGAGTTTTCCCGATACTACGATATTAGTTGCATTTAAACTTGAGATAGTCGCATAATTCGCCGCTACTGTGTTTGCAGATATGTAATTGGCTTCGATAGTTCCTACTCGATTTGATACCGCCGTAAGATTGTTATTTGTGGTCGTAAGGTTGTTATTTGTAGTAGTTACTCGGTTATCAACTCCCGTAACCCTCGAATCAACATTTGAAACGCTTGTCTGCGTTTCCTTTATCTCTGTTTTATTAGCGTTGATTTGATTCTGCAGACTTGCCTTCGGCACCGGATAATCTTTGTCGCAATCGCTCGAGTACGAATCAAATAAAGCCTGGATGCCGCTTAATGTCCTCTGTAAGATATAAGTTCGGCAAACAAAAAGCCTTGTATATGAAAGGTATGTATCTCCACACTCCAAGTAGGGAAAACCCACACACTTCATTTCCACGACCGGAATATGGTTTATTGATTCAACTTTGGAAAGGATCATTCTCGCCGCCGTTGTCATATTTACACAGAAAGCAATAGGGTTGTCAGAGATAACGAGGGTATTTCCGGTTGTGCCGTAACCGTGTTCGACCCCGTTATCGTCCATTATCGAAACCCTTGTAATGTTGTCGGTCGTGTAAGGCTCATATTTAAGCGTAACGTAATCGCTTGAATTGATTGTGGTACCTGCGTTCTCGTCCGAGGGGTATGTCGTAGGCGATGGATATGTTATTTCGGAAGGGTAAAGACCTTCTGACAAGGTTTTTAATTCTCTGTACTTAAACTGTCCGTCTCTGCCGTACTGTCCATATACTCCGTTAAGCTGACAGATCCACCGCATAAAGTCTGTTCCACTTGGTGCGTCTACAAACCTTTTAAGGTCTGCCGATATGGTCAATCCGTCATTTACAAGCGTTTTAGACTCTTGTGTTATTCCCAGGGTCGCAAACAAACTGTTTCTGAAATTTCTTACCGTTATCGGGTAGCTTAAGGAATTTACCCAATTCTGCATGTTCCGGGAGCCGATTTTGTAAAGCGGATCGTAACAAGTGAACTCCGTGATTACATCTTCGTGGGTTTCATTATCCTGGGTGTCTACATATCCCTTAAACAAAGGTATCTCTTCTGTTTCACCCGCTTGTATCTTTGCTTCTAAATACTCTCCACGCAGATCGGTTACAATATTTGCGACCTTAAACTTTAACATCGAAGCTATGCACCCTTTAAAACTCAAAGTGCGCTCGGTCTCGATTGCTTCTTTAAGTTCCATGCTTTCGATTTCGATGTCGCTATTTGTAAAGGTAACATTTCTGTTTGGAAAGGTTATCGTTATGGTTTTGGATGTTCCGTCCAAATATGCAGTTTTAGTCGCTTCTTGAACATTTATCATTTAGGCTACTTCTCCTTAACTGATACCGTGAAGCGTTCCATTATATCCGTCCATTTTCCCGTGCGGTTTCTTACCGGGGAGAAGTCGATATAAAAATATGACGTTACCTCGGTGTCGGTCGTGTTGGACCGGATCGTACAAGGTACCGTCAAATCTGTAAGCCTGGAAGATGTAACCTGCGTTACAAAGTTGTTATACTCCGTTATGGTCTTGAACCACATATCAAAGCTGCCCGAAACCACCGCCGCCCGGATCACTGTCCGGTGTTCTAATCCGTTAGCGTCTTCCCAGGTTTTATATTTAGGTTTTGTTTGCACGTTGTAGGAGCCTGCAAGGACTCGGTTTGAATAATCGATAGCCGAGTTCCCGCTGCCTACTTTAAAATAAATGGGGTCTGCCATTTTCTTCTCCTATGCAAATGCGCTCGTTCCCGTCTGCTTTCGGTACTCGTCATTTGATCTCTTCACCATATTGAACAGTGCGCCCATATTGCCCTCAAGCGATACATTGACATTGTTGCCTTGTGCCAGGAAGGGAAGGTACTCGGAAAGTAATCCGTATATTCCGTTATCTCCTGCGCTTGAGAGTTGTCTTGTTCCGTATGCATTTACCGCCATTGAATCAACAACTGCGTTATTAAGGCCGCCGACCGCATCTTCGACAGTTCCAACATTATCTGAAACGCCCTGGGCTAATCCTTCATCGATATATCCACCGTATTCTGCAAATAACTTTGATGGACTTGAAATACCAAAGAAACTCTTAAATCCGTCTGATATATTCGACGCTATAGACGTAACGGTTGATACTACCGAACTCGTCATAGAAACAAGACCGTCAATCATGCCTTGGATGATCATCTTGCCCCAATTCATGGTGTTTTCTTTTATAATTTCAAAGTTTTCCTTAAACCCATTCCATATGTTAGTAAATACTTTACCGATTCGTGCAAAGACCTGGCTACTTGAAAATCCACCAAGGAACTCGAACGCTCCCTCTTGTCCCGTCTTAATCAGCTCTGGAATCTTGGATTTGAAAACGTTGATTATTTCCATTCCGACTTTCGGGATTTCCTTCCAGATCATGCCTATAATCTGTGGCAAAATGGTGAAAAGTACGGAAAGGAGCTCAATAAAAGCTAAACCGAGCTGCGGCCCGCAATCTATGAGGGCTTCGATAATAGATAACACCAGTTCTGGAATTACGGGAATCAGCGTATTTATCAGCACCGGAAGGGCCTCGGCGATACTTTGAAGGATTAAAGCTACGGCAGAAATTATCTGTGACACGGCATCTCCTATAAAAAATACAACAGCGGAGATTATTTCTGGCAGAGCTGCTAAAAGTATCGGTAATCCTTCGTTTAAGAGCGAATCTACTATGCTTGTCACGAGGGTCAAGAGTCCTTCCAAAATTTGAGGAAGATATCCTAAAATGCTCGATACGATTTGTAAAACACCCGAAATCACAATTGGAATCAGCGAAGGAAGCTGCTCATTCAATGCGTTTAAGGCCATTGTCACTACTTTCAAAAGTGAATCTACAATAGAAGGTAGTTGTTGAATAACACTTGATATCAATAAAAGAATAGCCGATAAAAATTCGGGTGCGAGTTTTTCAAAAAGATCCGGTAGCGTGGATATTATTTTGGGCGCAAGTTTTGATACTAATTTTGTCACACCGCCTATTGCAGTCTCTACTCGAGGAAGCAGATTATCTGCAAATGTACTCGCAGAGTCTACAAATGAATCAATTTGTCCCTCAAAGTCTGCATTCTCGTCTGCTATTCCGGTTATTACATTAGTCCATGACGCTTTAAGGGAAGCCAATGATCCCGTTATGGTGTCTGACGCTTCTTTTGCCGTTGTTCCCGTAATACCCATGTCGGTCTGAACAACATGGATGGCTTCTACAATGTCTGCATAACTTTCGATGTCAT